GCGGAAGATTCTGTAGTACTGGTTTGTACGGTTTGATGCAAGACCATCAGCCGCATCTGAACCTACGAATGGGTTTGACGCCATGCCATAACGAGTTTTGAACCCGATACGTGGCTGGAAGTCGTTCTCACCAACCGCACGTACCATTGTTAGTGGTACATATGGGCAGTAGAATACACCTGCGTCATATGGGTTAGTACCCTTATAACCTACAGTGATATAATCTGTTTCTGCATATGGATCGATGTATACACGGATACGACCATTCAGTACACCAGCAAAAGTGTTACCTGTGTCATCTACGTTCAAGTTTGTTGACAACGCTGGAGCGTAATCTAACATACCTGAAGCTGCAAGCGCTGTAGCAACGTCTGAAGAACAGATAACCATGTTACCTTTTCCTCTACGTGTTTCTTTTGCGATTGTGTTAGCTTCACGATCTAGCTGTACACCAAGACCTTTGAACTTCTCTGCTGACCAACGACCATCTGCATCTGATGACAAGTCAAAGATACCTTTGGTTGTCACGTTAGCTTGACGTGCACCAATCTTCGCTTGTGCGTTGATTGTACGTACAACTTCACGGTTGATTTCTGCCAAGATTTCTGTTGACAAGATGTTTGCCAATTCTGTCTCTGCATCCAAGCCGTGGATAGCTTTCAAGTCTTGTGCAAGCTCGAGTGTGTACTCTGCTTTCAATGCACGTGACTTTGCTGTCACAGTTGCTTTTTCAATGGTGAAACCCATTTCAGCAAATGACTCACCAGTGTTACCTAGTGCTTCAGCTTCTGCTGTTGTGTATGCGTCACCAGTTACTGGTACATATGTTGAACCTGAGTCAACAATACTTGAGTCCGCGTCTGTATCTGTGATACCAGACAGACCAGATGGACCTGCTGAACCGTTACCAGTGTTTGTTGAGTCACCTGAGAAGCCAACTAGTGCTTCGTTGAATAGTGCTTCTGTACCTGAACCAGTACCGTTTGCACCAGCTTTGGTTGTTTTGTAGCGTGATTTCATTGCAAAGATCAAGCCTGTTGGACCTGACATTGGCTGAACACCACAAATGTCGTATGCCATCAAGTTTGGCATAGCGCGACGTACTAGTGAGATAAGAATTGGGTTCCAGTTAGAAGCAGCACCTGTGCCACCATCTACAGTTGAAACACCGTTACCAGCTGCGTTAGCTGCTGTTTCCATGATGCCTTGCTCACGCAAAGCTGTTTCTGTGTTCTCCAGAACGGCAGCTGTAACAGCACGCTTGTGTGCGTTATCAATTGAACCAGCTGATTCTTCGTTCAATACTGGAGACCATTTCTCTACGAGACGATCATAAGTTTCCATTATAGGATCTCCTAATTACTTTGTTGTTTTTCTAAGAGCGGCGACATAATCAGCCATTGAACCTGTTAGTTCAATTGAATCATCAGCTGCATCATCTTCTGTATTCTCTGCGATAGGAGAAGTTGGTGCGTCTGACTTGAAGTATGATGCTTTCAAAGTTTCTACTTTGGCTGCAAAATCTTCTTGTGATTGGAAGTCAATGCTCTCTGCGAGTTTGGTGAGCTTTTCCACTTGAGTTTCTGCTAGGTCTTTTGACGCTTCACGGATAACCGCTTGACGTTTGTAACCATTTAGCTCTTCTGCAAGTGACATGCTCTTAGCTACTGCATCATTGTACTGTTCTTCTAGTTCTTCGTTTGCAGTTGCTAGTTCGTCTACTAGGTCGACTTTGGACTCAGGAACTTCGATGTATGACTCTACAAACAAGCCTTTTAACTTGTCCATGAAGCCTTCTGCGATCTCAGCACGTAGGCCAGATTGGATCGCCAACTTGTTTTCTTCCATCCAGTTTTCAACCACATAGTTGAGGTAGCTGTCTACTTTCTCAACAAGATCTTCCTTTGTTGATTGAATTTCTTCGTCCAATTGTGATTGGTACTCAGATTCCAAACGGTCGATCTCTTCTGCGAGTTTAGACTTTACCGCTGCTTCAAAGATCACTGCTGTTTTGGCTTTGAACTCATCGCTCAATGTTGCCTCAGATTCCACCAGAGCATTTAGGTCTTCACTAAAGTCTCCATCAAAATCTACGTCTTCTGCCTTCATGGCTGCTGGTGCAGCAGGTGCTTTTTGCATTGGTTCGCTGTTGCCCTTATCTCCCTTACGCTTCTTAGCGCGTGGGCCTTTTTCTTCAGCTGCATCTACAGATGCTACTGACTGAGCTTCAGCATTTTTTGGATCATGAGCTTCTTCGATTTCCTCGTCGAGCTCTACATCCTGGTCGATTTGATCAGTCATGTTTGACACTCCTAATTAATTAGATTTCAGTAACGAGAGGAAATTCTTAAACTCACGAACCTGCGTTTCATATAGATCCGCACGCGGAGCACGTTTAATTTCAGTCTCTATTTTTTCAATTTCTTGAGCTTCAATGATGCCATTATTCCAGACCCAATCAACACCTTCCATTATTCCATTAACAAAAGCATTTGGTGCAGATGGATCTTGTACGATATCAACCGTATTAAGCATAAAGTCATCTTTGACGTACATAGTTCCGTTACGTTGCTCAAGGCTACCCATACCACGAGTTGAGACACCTAGTTGAACACCACCCTCAAGCAAACCTTTAACAATATTGCCCATTGGAGTATCCAAAATTCGTGCCTTCCCCATAACATTATTTCCTTCCATAGAAAGGTCTGTAATCTTATGAGAAACTTTATCC